TAACAGAAGTAAGCGAAATGCTTAGTAAAGCATACGGAGTAAGATTTAACTACTCCTTAAGGCTGGATTATGATGGACGGATAATTGGTATAAATGTTGATATTGCATCCGTTACAAGAGGATTAATAATAAAATCTAACCTGCCTTGTATAACAAATTTAAAGATAACCGATTCAAACAATCAGATTATTAATAAGATTGTATTTTATCCAAAAAACGATAACCACACTTATACTAGTCCGGTCAGTTATTATTTACTTACCACCGGAACAATTACAACTAACAAGAATCATTCAGATAGATACCAATATGTAAAAAGTATAAGTAGTTTTTATTCTGATAATGAATATAGTACACTTCTTACTAAAGCTCAAAGTGAACTTCTAAAAAATAATTTAGAACATAGTATTGAGTTTAAAATAAACATGGATAATGATATTATCATTCCATTTAAAAATTTAAGAATAGGTGATTACGTAGAATTTATAACTGATACAAAAGTATATAATACTATGGTTACTCAATTATCTTTTAAAGGTAACTTTTATGAATGTTCGCTTGTACTCGGTGAGTATCGGGTAAAACTAACCGATAAAATTAAACTTTTGGAGAAGAAATAGGAGGAAATAATGGCAGTAGTAAAAATAACATTTGATGGTAGTAGTGTTTCTGCTGCACAAGATGCTGTTATAAACCACTTTTTATGTGGTGAAATTATGGCCGGAATATTCGAAGGTATTGGAGATGAATTATCTTATTCTGTTTCAAACAACTATATTACTTTTGATGAAGGATATGTACAAATTTGTGGAAGAAGAATATATGTGGAAGCAGGAAGCCAAGTTTATATATCGCTTGATTCATCTAAATATGGTTATGTAATTCTTGATGTTAATCTTTCATCAAATAGCGTGACTCTAACAAAAGTAGAAAGTACTTCAACATATCCAAATCTAATACAAGAAAACTTATTTGCAAATGGTACTAGATATCAATTTCCAATAGCAAAATACTCTAAGAATACATCATCAATAAATCTTCAATCATTTAACAGAACAATGATACCTACACCTTTAAGTTTAGCTGATTCTGGTTATTATAGAGCGATTAATTATGTACAAGATAAATATAAAGTGAAGTTTTTTTCTTATCCTACAAGTCAAACAGGATCTACATATAGATGGGATTTATCTGGATATTATATTACAAAATGCTTGTTAGTAGCTAATATTGACGATAATATTTTAGTGCCAATTCCAGGCACGTTTTTAAGTGGAAATTCAATTTTTACAATTTATTATCGCGTTGGTAGTACAGATCGTACTCTTATTGGAGAATGGTTATCTGGAAATATATTACTACTTACAACAAATTCTACAAGCATTAAAGTAAAAGAAATAACTCTTTATCAGTTCGGTGATTAGTAGTGAAAAATACAATAGAAGAAATATTTAAAGAAAAAGTACTTTGCATCTTTTATGGAGGCTCTCATGCTTATGGATTAGCTAGCGAAAAAAGTGACAAAGATGTTATGGTAATTATTGATGATAATAAACCACTTAGACACTATATTTATTTTAATGATTTAACAAAAGAAAGAATAGAATGTTTTATAGTGGGAAGAAGTTATTTTAAAAAAGTTCATTCTTTTGATGATGATACAAATGATTTTGTTGTAGCACATGCAGACAATATTCTAGGACTAAAATTTCATAATACTCTTATATATATTGATGAATCTTATAAAAATGAATTTAATCAAATAGTTTGTGAAGATTGGTCTTTAAAACTGGCTAAGTTTTTACATAGATTTGTTTCTTTTTATAAATTAACAATTCAGTATGACGCACCAAATTATAAAAAACATTACCATGTATATAGAATCAGAGCCATGTTAGATAATCTTGATTTAACTGGCTCTTTTGATTTAACTTATGTTGAACCTTATAAAACGATAATGACTGTATTTAAAGATCATTATCGATTTATCCCAAGTAAGCATAAAGAAATTAATGAAATCTTGGATTATATAAAAGATTATGCTAATAGGTTGGAGGAAAAGAAGTGAGTAATACATTAACAATAGTTTTATCAATAATAAGTGTTTTAGGGACATTATCTTCAATCCTATTTGCTTATCTTGCATTTAAACGAAATAATAAAGTAGAAGATAGAAATGAAGGTAAAAGTCAAGGCGTTCTAATTAGTGATGTGGGTTACATTAAATCAAGCATAGACAGAATGGAACGTTCTCTTGAAAAAGTAGAAGATAGATATCATGATGTATTTAATAGGCTCATAAAAGTTGAACAATCAAATGCATCAGCACATAAACGAATTGATGAAATCATTTCTAAAGGAGGAAAAAAGGAATGAACGAAATATTATTAAACATATTAAGTGTTGTTGTTACTGCTATAATTATTCCATTAATCACATGGTGCGGTACAGAACTTATAAAGTTCATACAAACTAAAACAAAGAATGCTCAAGCTAGAGAATATTCTGTATTAGCGATAAATATTGTAACAACAGCTGTAAAATCTGTATTTCAAACCTATGTTGAATCCTTAAAAAAGAATGGTGAATTTACCATTGAAGCTCAAGATGAAGCACTAAGACGTGCGAGAGATATAGTTAAAAGACAAATTAAAGATGATGTAAGAAATTACATTATTACAAATTATGGAGACTTTAATACATGGCTAACAAGCCAGATTGAAGCAACTATTAATACATTAAAGAATCAATAAAATGCCCTCATTCTTGAATAACAGGAATGAGGTTTTTTTTCTTTTGCTTAAATTCAAAAACACAGGCCTATATTAGGCTTTGAGTTCGCTTTTAGTATAGTATTTTAATTCATTATCAAATATTTTAATAAACCAACACAGGCCCAATAACAAAAAGTTTTTAATTATTGGTACTCAAAATTCATAAAAATGTCCTATTACTATTGAAAGAAATTACTTCAGGAGGTAATAAAATGACGCATAAAGAAAAAGAGAAAATCATTGAACTAAGAAAAAAGAGATATACTTATGGACAAATAAGTATTGAACTTAATATACCTAGAAGTTCAATAAGTACTTTCTGTAAAAGAAATAAAATAGATGCTGGAAGTGAAGATAAATATGTTTCGTGTAAGAATTGTGAAAAAATTATAAAACTTGAAAGGAAAAGAAAACCAAAAAAATTTTGCTCTGATGAATGTAGAGTTAGTTGGTGGAATAAACATCAGGATCTTGTAAATAAAAAGGCTTTTTATGATATTACTTGTTCTGCATGCGGTAAGCAATTTAAAGCTTACGGTAATAAAAAGCAAAAGTATTGTTCTCATGTGTGCTATATTAATATTCGTTATAAAAAAGGAGGTGAGAAAAATGACTAATAATCATAGAAATAATGTTGAGAAATACTATGCTAGTTTAATGCAAATTAAACAAATGTTAAAATTAGGTATTATAAATAATAATGATTTTATCAGAGCAGAAAGGATTATTGCAGATAAATATTGTATCAAAATTAGTAGTATATATCGCCCATATGACTTGATAGATTCCTCTTTAAGAGGTAATATCGTACACAACATGGGGTGATTTAGATGAATAAAAATGTAACTGTGCTTCCTCAAAAACTAGAATTAGAAAAGAAACTACGTGTAGCAGCATATGCGAGAGTATCTGATTGCAAAGATGCAATGCTACAATCATTATCAAATCAAGTAAGTTATTATAGTAATTTAATTCAAAATAATAATAAATGGTTGTATGCAGGTGTTTATATTGATGAAGGAGTAACAGGAACTAAGGATGAACGAGTAGAGTTTCAGAGAATGATTAATGATGCCAAAGCTGGAAAGATAGATGTAATCATTACGAAATCTATATCAAGGTTTGCTAGAAACACAGTAACACTACTAAGCACGATTCGTGAACTTAAACATATAGGTGTTGATGTTTATTTTGAAGAACAAAACATTCATACAATAAGTAGCGATGGTGAATTAATGATAACGATACTAGCATCATATGCTCAAGAAGAAAGTAGACAAGTTAGTGAAAACATGAAGTGGAGGATTAGAAAAAACTTTGAAGAAGGTAAGACTTGGAATAGTGTTATTTATGGGTATTCTTATGATGATGGTATTTTTAAAATTATTCCACACGAAGCACATGTGGTAAGACTTATTTATGACTATTACTTATCAGGAATGGGAGTAGGGGCTGTTACAAAAAAGATTAATGAAGAAGGGTATCTTACAAGAAAGAATAAAAAATGGAATCAATCTTCAGTAAGATATATACTTACAAATTATAACTATACTGGAAACTTAATACTTCAGAAGACATACACGGAAAACCATCTAACTAAAAAGAAGAAGTTAAATAATGGATATTTACCAAAATACCATGTTAAAGAATCTCATGAAGCAATCGTAAGTGTTAGTGAATATAGAAAAGTTCAAGAAGAATTAAAGAAACGTGATAGTTTATCAGGTAAAAGAAGAAGTCCTAAAAAGTATCCATTTACAGGAATGATTGTATGTGATAAGTGTGGAACAAATTATAGAAGAAAAACTACACCATATAAGCATGTATGGCAATGTAACAATCATATAGAAAATGGAAAGGTAGCATGTGATGCAAAGCAAGTTCCTGAGGAAATATTATTTGAAGTATCTACTGATATACTTGAACTAGAAGAATTTAATGAAGATACATTTAAGAAAAACATAAGATCAATTAAAGCTTGTGATAATAATGAGTTAGTGTTTACATTTAATGATGAAACAGAAGTAATAAAAAAGTGGCAAAACAAGCCAAGAAGTGAAAGTTGGACAAAAGAAAAGAGAGAACTAGCAAGACTTAGAGAACTTAAAAGAAGAGGTGAAATCAATGGCAAAAATTACAGTAATTCCACCAACAATTAATCCACTTACAAGATTACCAAACTCAGAACTAACTAAAAGAAAAGTAGCTGGTTATGCTCGTGTATCAACTGATTCTGATGAACAGTTTACTAGCTATGAAGCACAAGTGGATTACTACACCAAATTTATCAAGTCAAAACCTGAATGGGAATTTGTAGATGTTTATACTGACGAGGGAATTAGTGGAACAAACACAAAGAAACGTGAAGGTTTCAAGAAAATGATTAATGATGCGTTAGATGGTAAAATTGATTTGATCGTAACAAAGTCCGTATCAAGATTTGCAAGAAATACAGTAGATAGTTTGGTAACAATCCGTAAACTAAAAGAAGCTGGAGTTGAGTGCTATTTTGAGAAGGAAAATATTTATACCTTTGATGGTAAAGGAGAGTTATTAATTACAATAATGAGTAGCCTTGCTCAAGAAGAATCTAGATCAATATCTGAAAATATCACATGGGGGCAAAGAAAAAAATTTGCAGATGGTAAAGTTCATTTAGCGTATAAGAATTTTCTAGGATATAAAAAAGGCGCTAATGGAAAATTAGAAATAATAGAAGAAGAAGCTAAAATAGTAAGGTTGATTTATAGTTTATTCATTAAAGGAAAAACAGCTGGTTGGATAGCAAACTATCTAACAAAAAATAACATCAAGACACCTGCTAGAAAAGATAAATGGCAAAAAACAACGGTTGATAGTATTCTTACTAATGAAAAGTATAAGGGAGATGCTTTACTTCAAAAGAAGTTTACAGTTGATTTTCTTGAAAAAAAGATGAAGAAAAACGAAGGAGAGATTCCTCAATACTATGTTGAGAATAGCCATCCTGCAATTATTGATCCAGTTGAATGGGAACAAGTTCAAGCTGAGTTTGCAAGACGTGTTGAACTAGGCAGAACATACAGTTCAAAAAGCATATTCTCCTCAAAGCTAGTTTGCAAAGATTGTGGTGGTTTCTATGGACAAAAGGTTTGGCACTCGACAAGCAAGTATCGCAGAGTTGTATGGCAATGTAATAGGAAGTTTAAGGATAAGGAAGAAAGGTGCCAAACACCACACCTTACTGCAGAAACAATACAGATGATGTTCTTAAATGCTTATAATACCTTTATGGGTAATAGAGAGCAGATAATTGAGGACTGCGAACTGATGAGAAAAGCACTGCTTGATTTCGCTAAGTTAGATAGTGAAATTGAAAAAC